GGGGCCTCGGGGCCACCAAATGATGATGTAGCAGTAAATAAATAATTGGCCGATGTGCCGGTCATAAAAAGTTGTGACCCGACAGTAACCACCCCAGCTGAGCCGGTGTTTTCGGCTGTTATCGAGGCGCTGGCTTGGGTGCCAATATCTACTGTTTGCCCAGAAAGCGCGATTGAGCCTTTTTGAAGATACCAAACTGCGGCTAACGTTCCCACATCAGGATTTGTACTCCAGGTGTCGGCCATGTCGGCGGTCGTAGCGGAGGAGGTAGGGGGGCTACCTTCGCAAACGAATAGTCCGAATGCACCACCGTTGGTTGTGGTGTCTGCGCTAGCAGCAATGTAATCAGTTTTCCAACCAGCATAGCCGCTTTCATCAGCATTAACATTTGTTTGTCCGAGCAGTCTAACCATGGTAACTGGAGAATTATTTCGAAGCCACGCTTGGGCTGCATATGCCGCATAAGTAGGAGATGTAAAATTGCCGTCTCGCCAGATGTCGCCGGCTTTTTGGCCAGCGTGGGGAGCCCCAAAGAGGTCAAGATAATCTGAAAAAGAATTCACTTGGACGGGCTTTAACGCTGGACCTCTGGCCGTCATACCAATGAGCGCGGGGCCCATTGCTGTTGGCTCAGTGGGTAACTGCGAATTGTCGATCTCGGTAATAAAAATACCGGGCGACATAAACTTAAACTTTCTGTAAGACATGATTTAATTCTCCTTCAAACGGACATCTTAATTCTCTAATAAATAGTAATAGAATGAAGCAAAAACCTTTTTAATCCCTCAATCTCTATAAAAATCGCTGCTGGGGTCAAATTCTTGTGTATCGCCGTATATTACGCGTTCTCGCGGTATCTTAACTTCAACCGCATTTTCGCGACGGACGATCTTCTTGCGGCGCTGATTCTCCCCTTCACCTATCACGTAGCCCAGCACCTCAAAGATAATTTGGGTTTGGTAATTTCTCTCCTCCTCTTTGTAAGAGGTGATATTGTTTTTTTGCGTTAAATCAGATTTCATAAACGCTTCGTACGAGTGGCCTGCTCGTGTGATCAAAAAAGAGTTAATGTGGCCACCCAAGGTTGTGAACGGCTGCACCATCTGATTCATTTGCTGTTGGTAGTTGGAAGTGAACGTGATAGTGTAGTTAATAGTTATATAAGTCGGCTGCGGTATATATAAAGTTTCGGTAACAACTTTTCTATCTTTTTTGTTTGTCTGGGGGTAATAGGCTTGTCGGCCAGGAGTTCTATTTGCATCTCCAAACTTCTTTATGTTATCCGCTACAGCAAAATTATTAGTTTTATCGCGTACGATCCTTCTTCCGATCATGATGCGACCACCGTGCTTCGGGCCGAGCATAAAAGGAGGCGCCCCATAAAATATACCTTTTTTAGCCAGGTCTTTGCTCATCGATGTTCGTTCAATGCTTATAATAGGGTATATCAACGTTCCATCCAGATCGTACAACTCTTTCTTAGCCTTTGTAAAAAACGCGCGCTCAGGAGAGGCCCAAATGAGAGGAACTTTTTTCCATCCTTTGTTGGTATCGGCGCGCACATCCATCTCTTCATTAACAAAATCGTGAAAAGCGTGATCAATGGTCTCCAGGTTGGAGGGCTCTACCATTACCTCATCAATAACGCGATTAGCATCTGGTATGCCGGTATAAGAATAATCAGGTGGCATCAAAAGTTCCCTCCCTCGCTTTCACGCATTTTGCCTCAATTTCGAACACACGTTCCCAACCAGCCCATGCTTGGCCGAAGATCTGTTTTGGATAGTTGGTTTCCATGATTTCAAAATAATCTTGACCATAGAGGACAAAGTCGCCCTCGCGGACGTACAAGTTCTGATCTTCAGTGAGGCGCTTCCGGTGGAATTTAACCGTGATAGAAAGGCGCTTGTCGATTCCCAGATTAGTGATGGTGGTGGCGTAGCCCTGCCATGTGACCAGGGCGAAGATCCTTATAGGATTCAAAAAACTCTTTTCAATCGCCTCTCCGTATAGAGGGTGAAAATTAGTGCTATCAACGCTGATGGGATAATAAATTACTTCTTGGCCGATGACACGCTCAATTAACTCATCATTTACCTGTTTTACAAGGTCTCGCTCCTTTTTCCCCAAAAAGAGCGGAGGGGGCGGAGAAGCGGGTTGGGACCATTTGTTTTTGTCTAGGGGCATTTCATGTTACCCCACGTACACCTTTAATGGAATGTGTTTTTCAATGGTATTCACAGACTCCATAAGTTTGCCGTCTTCTTCCATGAGCTTAGCGTAGGTCAGTTCGTTTAAGATGGTTTTTAGCTCTTCTCGTAAATCTTTTTGTTCAGTTCGCGCTTGTGTGGTTAAATCTTTGCCGTCTAGTGTGACGGAATCTCCCGGAATAGGTATTGTACTAAATTTACTTCTAATCGTGCCTAGTGTTTCTTTAGAAAGCGCCAGAGCAAATCTTCTAATCCACTGCTTACCAATGGCATTGATATTATTGTATGGAAGGTTTTCAAAGGGGAGCGTGTTGATGTTGTTGATACCCTCTGTACCGGCACCTCCGCCGCGTCCAGAAGTGTCGGCCGCCTCCCATGGGTTGGGATCCACAAAGAAGTCTATCCAATATTTCTTAGGACTTACAGTGACTGTATTGGGGAATAGTCTTAGTCGATTATTTTTAATTTCATAAGAATATTGTGAATTTCTTGTATAAATCGCGTCTTCAAAAGCCATCGCTTGGGCTTTGTTCTGCCAAACCGGTATAATCTGGAAAGTGGAATCATCGGACCACTGGCCATAACTAGACAAGTCCCCCGTTGTGTTCAAGCCTCCATAATAGCCATAAAAACGCCACATTGCTTGGGGGCTCTTATAGTATACTTTTGTTATGTTAATTCTCTTATTTCCTATAGGGTTAGATGTGCCAAAGGTGCCATCCGCAGCAGAAGAAGAAACAATTTCCTGTAAATCGTAATCTTGTTGGCCGGTCACACTGCTAAAGGAAGCAGAGTAGATTGTTACCTCTCCGCCAAAGCCAATTTCAGTAGATGCGCCGTACCCCACTCTGCGCGCATATGCGAACTCAAAACGAGGGTACTTAAGGTTAATGTTTTTTCCGTATAGATCGTCGCCACTGAGAATCTGACCGTCTTGATCAAAGGTGCCCGTCGTGGCCCCTAGCAGGTCTGATAAGGTATTCTTTGCCTGGTGGACGTTAAGAAGATAGGAATATTCGAGGGTAGCCTCTTCGTATGCTGAAAAAACGCTCCCGCTCGTTAATTCGATGTCAAGAACGTCTCCCCCCAGCTTTTTGTAGGTATAGGCAACTTGTTCTGCGGCGCCGGAGCAAAAATACTGCGAGAATAAAGCCGAAGGGGTGCTAGAATCAGAATACAGCTGAAAAGGTAGTGTGGTGTCGTTCTCTACGCCACTGGCGACGCTGCCAGATGGGAGCACCACCGCGCTTGTTTGTGATACTGGATTTAAGGGGGGTAGTGCCATTCATTAGTTCTCCTCTCTATAAATAGTTTGGGAGATTAGAAAAAGCTTCGGGTAGGTAGTGGATTAATCTTCTTTCTTTTTTCCCCATGGCCATCGTTTTTTCTTTTTAGCGCCCTTTTTGGTGGTTTTTACCGTTTCTTCTACAATTTCTACGACTTCTTGAGCCGCTTTTTTGGCCGCTGCCACTTTGCGCATTAGCCACACTTTTTTCCATTTTTTACCCATGATGAGTCTCCTTTCTAATAAATAGTTTCTAATGCCTAAAATCTCAAAAAATTGGCCGCGCAAAATTTTGCCATATTCACTTTTTTGAAGTAAAAAAAGCCCTCACCTTTTCAGGGGTGAGGGCTAATATTAGATTAAAAATCTATCTTATGGCTTACGTGCCACTCTCACCAAGCAGTCCGCGAACGACGACTAAGCCGTACATATCGGGACGTACCATCTTCTTGGCATATCGAGTCATGACACCCTTGCGGGGCACGAAGTCTTCAACACCGAAGATCGTGGGAGTAACTTGCAACGGCACATAAGGAGCATATACATAGCCACTTTCAAGGAAGCTATTGCCCTTACGACCAACCAACAAGAGGTTGCGCACAAAGTAAGGATCGACGTAAACCTCGAACTTCTTACTAATGCTACCAACCTTTTCGGCGCCTGCAATCCCTTTGTTGTCATCAGCTGTAACGCTTGCGCGGAAACCAGCCGTGAACTCAAGGATATTGGCAACTTCCGGAGAGGTAACAATAAAGTTAGCTCCGCCGCGAAGGGTTTTACGATGGATCTGAGCAGAAACATCATTGACTGTTTCAATGAGAGTCTCATACCACTCAGACACCGTGCCGGTGAAGTCGGGAGCTTTCGCAGAAGCACCAACTTCGGCGCCAGTCTCGCGGTTGACGAAGAGGCCAGGAGAACGAGACCAGTAATAAGTACTGGCTGTAGCGCCCTTGACGAGATCTTCCAAGATCTCCTGATCAATTTCCAAAGCAATTTGCTCCGAAAGAATTGATGTAAGCTCAACTTCAGCATCCAGGTTATGGTAGGCATTAAGATCCTGACCAAGTTCTGGAGTCCACTTAGCTTTCAGCTTTTTGGTGATAGCCGTGACAGACACGGAATCGACTTTCAAGTCAATTTCGGGAATGAATTGGTTATTTTCCAAGCCCCAGGCGTCGTCGCCCACAACAGCACCAATAGCACTGGAGGCGCCGGCAGCAGGTGTTCCACCAAAGTTATCCGTGATGGGATAGCTGTAGCTACCATCCGCGCCCATCGAGGACGTGATGTCGACGCCAGCGAGCGTGGTGCTCAGACCAACAACGTACACAGTCTTGTTGGTGTCATTGCGACCCGAGTTGGGCCCAGTCGTACCAGAAAAACATGTCAGGCGTCGTGCCTGTGTAGTAGCAGCGTCGTACGTACCGGGAGAAGTCCCGTTAGTCGCGACTAAAGATACTAGATCATCAAAATTAAATTGATCCAAATTTCCGATTGTGCCCGTGAGGTTAAGTTCTGCAATAGCAAACGATGTACCACCATCCGCTGTTTTGGTACCAGCAGTTGTGGCCGCACCAGACACTAGCCCCAGATCCCACTGCAAAACTTGATTGCATTGTGCTACGGTGAGAAGCCCTCCGGCCGGAGCCGAGGAGTTGCTATCAAAGACTGCGCTAGAGCCGTCCCACGTTCCAGAAGCCACAAAGGTATGCACCGTGGCACCATCAGATGACGTCGTAGAACCAGTCGGGGATGAATAACCATTATTCAAGCTATAAAAGCTTTTTTCCGCGTTGACACCACTCAGGTCGACACCGCCGGTGATCTGTTGGCCAACTTTGCCACCACCGTATAGTGATGCGTTGGCGACAGCGCTTAAGCGGGTAGGCCCTCGATCATCGAACGTAAAGTCCATGAAGAAAATGAGTCCCGAAGGGAGACTCATCGGCTGAACACTAACAAGCTGGTTAGCGACCAGTCCTCCGAACACACGACGAACAATGGGGAATGCAACGGCTGCAAAACCTTCAACATCTCCACCGGACATCGTCGAAGCTTCACGAAGAAGCTCCTTAGCTTGGTTTTCGAGTAAACGAGCCATAGTATGTTTCGTGCTCTCGTTTCCCAAGCCTTCTAGGAGACCCGTGCTGTTCCACTTACTGAGGAGCGCGGCGCCTTCCTTTTTGAGATCGCGATTAACAATCCCTTCTGTTAATTTTTGAAGTACTGACATTTTTCTTTTCCTCCTTTATTTATCAGTTATTCCAGCAAGAGCTTTCATTCTTGCTGCAAGAGGGTCGCCCCTCTTTTCCTCTTTACGAGGCATAAAGGCTGAAGAGCGCTTTGTCACAACTTCGTTCAGTGATTTTGGCTGGCTTTTGAGAGCGCTGGCACCCACTGCACTTTGAAGAGTTTCATATATAATTTTTGCTTCTTCAACTGTCTTCGCTTTCGAAATAGTCTCGACAAGTCTATCTTTTTGCCGCTCATT